TATATTGTCGCTTTCTTGACTTTATATCCTAAGTTTTCGGTGACATCTATTACACGATGAATCCGGATCCGCAAGTCGGAGATTTCTTCATGGACGCCCCCTTTGGGGGGTCTAGCCGTGGAGAGTCCGTACTAAGAGAATTTAACATGCCAGGCGGCGCTCCAGTGATGGGGCGCTTAGCGGTACCGGCGCCCCCTCGTGTAAACAAGGAGAGGCAGCCCGTACCGCCCCGTTCTCGGGGTCTGGATCAGCACTATGCGCGGTGGATGACCGCGCTGTTGGTGCTGGTGGTGGCCGTAGCGGTAAACGCTATGATCGACCACACCACTCGCGCAGCAGAAATGTCTGTTAGTTTGGATGCTTTTCTCCTTGATTTGGAGACACGCACGCTCGCTGAAGAGCAAGCGGAGGCAGCAGCCCGTCGGTTGTATGACTCCGAACACCTTGCATACATTAGGCGAGTAAATTCTAGCAGTTCTGCGCCAAACACACAACATCACCCTGTGTTCGACGCGTGGGTCCTATGGGCCTGCGCGTTGGCTGCAACTGGCTTTGAGGCCGTTGCGGCCACTTACCACAGTTTCTTGTCCTCAGTGCCCATTTGGGCCAGAGTGTACTGGAACATGGTAGGACTCGAACACCCTACCCTGCCAATAGTGATGGTGAACATAGTTTACCACTCATTGTTGGGAGCATTGGCCTACTTTTTGTTAAAGGTAGGTCGTTACATCTTGAACATGTGTCGTGCAGTCCACTTTAGGTGGCAAGCACGTCGCCGGTGTCTGCATATGGACATGGTGCGTGAGTCGCTTCAAAAGACTCCCACCATGTTGCAGCAGTTGTCGGTCGTTCCTTGTAATCACCCTGAATTGGGGGTTATAACGACGATATGTGCTCAAGATGGTATGGTCCTAGGCTACGTGCCTAAGGCTGCTGCTTCCTTCATTCCGGAACCAGGCACTATTGCGCCTGAGGCCGTTATGTCGAACAGCATCCTGAGACCCACCACATCAGTACCTAAGTACCAATTCTTCTTTTATGACGAGGCGGGAACTGTGCTAGGTAGTGGGTATCGCATTGACCAGTGCACTTTCACGACTGCTTTGCATGTGTGGCATTCTAATGCCGTTAACATTGGCAGGACAAAGACGCTTACAGCTCCATTCCGTTCCCTCTCAGAGGCGACAACGGTGGTGACGGCTGGCGACATTGACCTCGATGTTATATCAGTGCAGATCGATGAATCTATCTTTTCAAACCTTGGTATCTCGGTAGCCCCATTGGGGCCCGCTGTCCAAGGTGCTGGCGTGTCCATTTATGGACAGCATCTTGGTCTCCTCATGACGTCTACGGGCGCTTGTGATGGGAGACATGATGAACCCCTCCAGTTTCTACACACAGCCTCAACGCATCCGGGCTTTTCCGGTGGCCCCATCCTGCAAAACAGGAGGGTCGTCGGTACTCACCTAGGCGTTGCTCCCGTTCAGAACGGGTCTGGGTTCGTGCCAAAGAACGTGGGGGTTGCAATTCACCCACTCATTGGAACAGCTTTCTTTTCCACTTCAGTGACGATCCAGGAAACCGAACCCCCTCACGGGCAGTTGTGGAAACGTGGAGAGAAACATGGAGCTACGGAAGAGGAGCTGCGCCGAACGGCTGAGTTGGAAAAGATGGTTATAGTGCACCGGAAAGGCAAAGGCAAGCGCGAGGACTACGCGAACTTCAGGGATACCGGAACTCATAACAATTTCCGGGAACTCAAGGGGGGGAAAAAGAGCGGTGGGGGTTTTTATGCCACCAAAGAAGACGAGCACGCATCGCGTGACTTGAGGCGTCATCGTGACGAAACATTGGCTTCTGCTCTCCCCTCGTCTGTGTCTTTTATTGATGAGCCCGCCGAACAGGTGGGTTTTCGGAAGGGGTCTGTCGGGAACTCCTCGAAAGAGGAGGATACGTCAGGCCCGGTGCCGAAGATCAAGAAGAAACAACCAGCCTCCTCCACGCCGCAGACTGTAGCAAGTCTCGCGGAGGAGGTAGGAAGGCTAGGCGCCCTCCTACAGAGGCTGACTACGCAGACGTCCCTGAACTCGCGGAATACGGCTGGCCTGGAAAGGCCGCCAAGTTCAACCTTGAAACCCAATGCTCCAACTCCCGAGCATGCGGACCCACAAGGGAAGCTCTCGAAGACGCAAAAGAAAAGGTTAAAGAAATCCTCCCGCGTTGGCAACCAGCCGACTGCATGGGGGACAAAGGAACCAAAGCCGAGCGGCGCGAATACATCGACCATCTTGTAGATGAGTTGAACATGCATTCGACACCCGGCTTTCCTGTTAACCTGGCCCACGCGAATAACTACCTTGCACTATCCCATGAAAGAGATTTTATCACTGACATGGCTAGTGAACGCCTTGAGAGGTGGCTTGTAGCCACTCCCGAGGATTTCGAACGGTGGCATAACTACCCATCCTCCATACTGTTTGAGGGCATACGTGACCCAAACAATGTGTTTGGAAAGGATGAACCTCACCCCAGGCGCAAGCTTGAGGCTAAGGTTTTCCGCCAAATATGTGGAGTGAGTATCATTGACCAGCTAGTAGAGCGAGCGTTGTTTAGTCGTTGGTCCCTAGCCCTCTTAGAACTTTATCCAACCCTTGCTTGCGCTATCGGCATTGGGTTCTCAGACCGCCAACTCGCAGAATTCGGAAGTAAAATCTCCGGATTAGTTGAGAAACGCGGTACCCTGCGCTCCTGTGACGTTAAAGGCTGGGACTCTAGAGTCTCAGACTGGATGCTACAGGCGGACATCGACATAGTTGCCAGCTTGGCCCCGTCAACCGGTTTTACCGGTTGGGCGACGGCTGCTCGCACTTGGGCGGTGACTGCTTCCAATTGCTCCTATGTGATCAATGGGAAAGTCTATTGTAAGACGATCCCTGGATTAACTATAAGTGGCAGTTACAGGACTACCCACTCTAACTCAGTCATGAGACTGCTCATTGCAGCTCTGGCAGGGGATACAGCCGTAGTGGCTGGAGACGATAGTCTCGAGTGGGGGTCAGGCACTAACGATGAGATGATCGACAGGTACGCCGCCATGGGCTTTGAACTACGTGAAGTAGTCGCCCACGACGTTAACTCGTTCAATTTTTGCTCCCATTCATACGTTCGTAAGGACGGTGTATGGGTAGCATCCCTTGATGGGTGGACTAAGTCCCTCTTCAAGCTCATCGCTGGTGCTTGTGCGCCGGAGCAGGTTGCGGCCTTCTGGCACGAAACTCGGTATAATAGCGAGGACGTGCTCAGTAGGTGCGCTCGGGTGTTGTCCCGGTATCCTGTTGAGATCCCCGCGGAGAATTAGTGTGTTCGCTCCGTAAAAATTCTAAAGTATACATTTGTATACCGTTGCCATTACTACAAACTACAAACAACAAACATGCCTCCCAAATCTCGGAAAGCTGAGACTTTGCTTTTACAGCAAGCTCTCAAGAAAGCTACCCGAGCCGCTAAGGGTAAGGCCGCTAAGTCGGTTCCTGCTGCTGCGGATGGGCGTGCGACACGCACAAACAACCCTGTCGTTTCTAAAACGAAGCGTGGTACGCGTGTCGTCCATCGCGAGTTGGTGCATGTTGTCTCTTCTACGGGAGAGGCGTACCAACTTACGACCTTGGCCTTGAACCCTGGGTTGGACACTTTACCTTGGCTAAGCTCCGGCATAGCTAAAGGTTTTTCCCAATACAAGGTTCATCGCTGGGACGTTGAATACGTCCCATCCGTTGGTACTACTACCGACGGAAATGTCCTTATAGCTCCTGACTATGAGCTTAATGACACACCCCCTGCTGACGAGACCACTTTGGCCTCGTATGTGGGGGCTGCCGAAGCAGCTGCGTATGCTGCCTTCAAGATCTATACCAACCCTACGGCTGGTATGGCTGAAGGCGTGTACAAGCTGGTTCGCCACGAGGCTATTCAATCCTTGTGGACTTCCGTCACGGCCCAACTGTACGAATATTGCAATTTGCATATCGCTACGGTAGGCGTGGCGGCGGGTGTCACTCCTGGACGTGTATACGTCAGTTATGACATTGAGTTCTTCTCGCCTAGTGAGTCGTTGCCTCAGGCATCGGCTAACTTGACGACGATAACGTACTCGTGTCTAGCACTGAACGCCGCGTTAGTAGCAGGCAATCAACCGCTTTTCGTCAATGACCCAGCGCCCCCTTTTGGAGGGCAATACGTGGTCCCTGGCGTCAGCGTTACGATTGGTGGAGTAGGTGCTGCACAGGGTGCTACCACTCTGGGTCCCGGTGTATACCGGATTACCCATATGGTCCCCTATGCTGCTATCTACAACGCGGTCGGTGCTTGCCAAGCCCATATCTCGATTTCGGGTACGTGGGACTCGGGCGGCGTAGCTTATACTAGGACTGTTGCCGCCGCGTACTTCTGCGACTACAATCTTGGAGCTGGCTGTGTGTATTCACACATGGCGACCGCGCAGTTTGAATTCCTGGTACAGGAGCAAACTGCTGGTGGCTCCATTACGATTGAGTGGCAAACTTACGTCGCGTCGATAAACATGGCTGCTGGTAATTCAGTCCACGTGGGGTCTCCCCTCGCGTCGGACTTCCAGCACCTCATGATAATCGACAAGTTGGCGGACAATGTTGACACCCAACCTCCGGTAACCCCCCTAATGCTTGCTTCGCAACCCCACAATGGGATTGTTAAGTATCGCCACCTGGGAACTTACCCTCCCTACCCCGCTGAGCTACTGGCTTCTTGTACTATGGGCGCGAAAGTGCTCGACAAGAAGGATGTGGACAAGGGTAGTTCTAGTCCGACCTGAGATGTCGTTAAACTCGTTTTGGCAAAACGTTAAATAGCCTTGGAGACGAATTCGTGTCTCTGTAGAATACAACGACCTGACTCTCCTCATATGCCACCACGGATCTGGTGGTTTGTTTGGAGAGTTTCGACTGGCAAGTCGTTAAACTCGCCTTGGCGATATTAGGATAGCCTTGGAGATAAATCGTTTCTCTGTAAAACCAAGCGGCATGACCCCTATTCGCATATCGGTGGCGTAATCGCACTGTCGCTATGAACGCGATGTATGTGCGCCCTTAGAACAGGCG